ATAAAAGAACTATATAAAACAATTATCTTCGGAATACTGTTATTCATAATGATAATTATCATTAGTTTTGTTGGCTCATTATAAATTAAGAATAAATAACTATGAAAAACAAAAATAATATAGATGATGTGCGAAAAGAAAGCAGGGAAAAATTTGGTAGATTTTATTATTCTGATAAAGTAGGAATGGACTGGGAAAAACCAGAAAAACAAAATGTAACAGGGGGAATACCAGAAAATCATAATGGTTTTTGTATAGCAAGTGATACCATAGAAAACTTTTGGATTGAAAAACTCCAACAAGTAGAACAAAAAAAGGTTGAGGAGATAATAGATGATATAGAGAAAATTAAAAATGCAGTTAGAGTATCTACTGGTTCATTTAAATACGATAGTTGTTACAATGATGTTCTAAATTTAAAATCATTAACTAAAGAATAAATAAATATGAATAAAAATTATATAGATGAGGTGTTAGAGGAGTTTGATAGTATATTTATAACAAATGAAAAGTTTGATAATTTAATCAATATGGGTGATAGTCCTGATGTTTATGAACCATCAGGAGAAATGTATCCAAAAAAGATAAAAAGTTACCTAAAACAAAAACTCCAAGAAGTAGAACAAAGAAAGGTTGAGGAGATAATAGAAAAACTAGGATTTAATAATAAAGATGTTGATTTAACTTCTTATGGGTGGATAATTGAGGAATTAAAATCATTAACTAAAGAATAAATAACTATGACTAAACTAAAAGAACTAAAAGAATATATACAAAAAGAAATTCCTGAGATAAGTGATTGTCCTGTTTGTGGAAGTGAAAAAGGAGTTTTCAAATGCAGTAGAGGTGCAAGAAATTGTGCAGACTGTATGCAATATGTTGGAGAAATAAAGATTTCTTTAGAAGATGTTTTGAGAGTATTTCATAAAGGACTAACTATAAATGAAAATGACGGGAAAAGGCAAACAAAAATGAGAGATTTAACAGAATTTTATTTATGTCCTGACGGTGGAGTTGTAGACCCTTTATGGGAGTTTGGAAAACCACTAGACCAACAATCAGAAAAAACAATTGAGTTTTTGCACGAATTACTAATTAAGAATAAATAACTATGGATAAAAATTACATAGAAAAGTGTTTGGAGGAGTTTGGTGAAAAGTTTACTACAGAAAATAGAGGAACTTCATTCAAATTTAATTTAGTTCCAGAGACAATCAAAACCTTCCTAAAACAAAAACTCCAACAAGTAGAGGCACACGAAACAGAAGATGGATATTGCTGTGCTTGTGAATATGATATTGCTTGTATGAATGAGAAAATAGAGGAAGCTGTTCAAAAAAAGGTTGAGGAGATAATTGAAATTATTTCAAAAATGAAATTATGGTCAAAAGGAAATGTAGAAGGAACAAGACAAGATATTATTCATAAACTAAAGAATAAATAACTATGGAAGAAACAATCAAAAAAGGAATAGAAGAATTTGGAGATAAAATAAGAAATGTAAGAATAAGATATTCAAGTCAAGGAATACACGATACTCAGATATATTTTACCAAATCTTTTATAAAAACCTACACCCAAAACATATTAAAAGCACAGAATAAAGAGTTGGAGGAAAAAATAAAAGTTGTAAACTCATTACTATATAATTTATCAGATGAAATGAGGGGGGAAATTCGGGGTTATGAGAAGTTAATTAAAGAAAACAACAAAATTATAAATAATCTATGAATAACTCAATATCAACAACAATAAATAAAGGAATATTTGGAGAAACACTTTTAGATTTCTTTTGCCCTAAATGTGGTTTTACAAAAAAAAGAACAATAGAACCTTGTTACATAAAAGGATATTATATAGCAAATTTATGTAATAATTGTTTAAAGGAAATGTTTTTACTAATTAAGAAATAAAAATATGAGAAAAGGAAGAGTAAAACCAACACCAAAAATATTAAAAACTTATTTTATAAAATATACAATAGAGTTAAAAAAATCCGTAATATGGAAAAAAGAAATACTAACAAAAGCAGAAGATATTTTTAAAGCAATAGAAATTATTAAAATAAATTTGGTGGATTGTAATTATTTTAATTTTAAAATTGTAGATATTAAAGTAATAGAATAATATGACAAAAGAATTAAGCGAAAAAGAAAAATTAGGTAAAGAGTGGGAGAAAAAGATAAGTAATTGTGGAGGTTGTGAGGCGGAGTTCAATTTAAAAGAACCAATAAAAAATGCAACAACCAAATTAGATGGATATAAACAATATTATAATAAATAACTATGGCTGAAGAAAAACAAAGTAGAAAATATCGTAGGAAATATCCTTTTTTAACTGCAAATGAAGCAAGACTTGTTGGTCGTGAAAAAATAAGAATGGGGGATTGGTTTAAAAAAAATCATATTGAAATTTATAATAAATTACAAAAAAATAAATAACTATGGAAGAATAACCTTGAAAGTTTAGTTCTTAATTATAGATATAAAAAGCGATAATCGGCATAGTGGGTGAAAGCACCACAAAACCTTATTTATAATTAAGAACCGAGCTTTTATAAGCACAATTAGTTCTTTAACATTCTAAATAGATTTGAGAAAGGAGGTTCTAATGGAAGCGAAAACGAAAAAGGCGTTTATTGAAAAGAACGCAGGCAAGGATAAACTTCTTGGCAGACCCATTGAACTTAATAAGGTAAAACTTATTGAAACAAAGGGTAGGGATTATGCAGAGATTTTATTCTTTGGCGATTTGCATCACGGACACCCTCAAAGCCAGACAGAGAAAGCGAAGGCAATGCTTGACTATGCTCTCAAAAAGAAAATGTATATTTTCTGTATGGGAGATATGTTGGAGGCAGGGCTTTCTACTTCTATTGGCGACAGTGTCTATATGCAAACCTTAAACCCACAAAGACAGATGGAGGAAATCATTGACTTACTTGAACCCTTAGCAAAAGCTGGTCTGATTATCGGATATTTATCGGGCAATCACGAACAGAGAATAGCCAACGCAACAGGGATAGATATTTCCAAGGTAATTTGTCGTCAACTCGGTATAACATATCTCGGTATGGCTGGGTGGACAGTTGCCTCTGTCGGAAACATCAGATATTCCCTGTATTGCACTCACGGTTCAGGTGGTTCTCGTTTCATTTACACCAAACTTTCTAAGGTTATAAATCTTGGAAGTTGGATTGACTGCGACATCTTAGCAATGGGACACGTCCATTCAATCGCAAGTGAGGTGTTGATTAAACAGACTTACAACAGAACCCACAATCGGGTGGAAGAAAAAAAGCAGTATGTATGCCTTACGGGTTCGTATATTGCTTGGAACAAAACCTATGCTGAAGCTCAGGGTTATCCACCGACTAAACTCGGAAGCCCTAAAGCAAAGCTGATGACGGACAAGAAAGGTGTTCACTTTTCTTTCTAAGGAGGTATTATGGAATGGTTGTTTCTTAACATTGGTATATTCGGAGCGATACTCCTTCAGGGAAGCACTCTGTTCCAGATAGTTAAGTTTATCAGGAGCAAGAAAACTGAAGGAGTATCCATTGGCTTCTGGTGGGTTGTCCTAATAGGACTGTGTTGCTATTTAGTTTATAGCATTCACATCAGCGATACTTTGTATTTCTGTTCAAATGCCATCGGAATTGTTTTTAATTCAATTTCAATAACTCTTTACTACCATTATAGGAAAAGAAACCGTCAACTTTGCAAAGAAACTCCAAAGATAACCATTCGCTGTAAGTGTGGTGAAGAAATTATCTTAAAAAAGGAGGGTTAATCAAATCTATTTAGAACTTTCGGGGGAAAGTATAAATCCCCCTTATTTTGAGCAGTTTAGATATATTTGGGTGCAAATCCCTTCCTGCTCATCGGTTGTTCGTTCATTGAAATAATTAAATAGAAAGGAGGTGAAACCAAATGAATGCTTATCTAAAACAGAACTGTGACAAATGTCGCTATCTCGGAGAGGTAGCCGGTGGGAGTGAACTCGTTTATTGGTGTAAAACCAAGAACGAACATATTCCCTACCCAACAATTACAAGAGTATTCTGTAAATCTTTCAAGGAGGTGGTAAATGATGTCAAAAACAAACAAGACATTTCTAAAAAGGAAAGGTAAACGAAACCGACACCATTTATTAGCCAAGAAAAGAGGCGGGACAAAAAGACCAAAAAACCTTATTTTACTTGACGAAAACAGACACGCTGCCTATCACTTGTTATTTGGAACGAGAACATTTGAGGAGGCAGCGAGATTACTTCTAAGAGCCGATAAAATAAAGAAAGGAGTCTAATATGGGAAATGTAAATATCGTATCACTGGACGAAGTGTTATCAGCAGAAGAAGAGTGGAGAGCCACCTATGAGATGATAAATCTCTTAGAGAAAGAGTTATTTCGTCAGTTAGGAAACTTTGACGACCATAACTTCACTTCGCTAAAGGTAATTCAAGAATTAGTCAGCACAGCGAAATCAATCGCTAAAGGTCAGTGGAAAGGTATTCACATCTTAACCAAACTTCAATCAACAGGAGTAGCCAGAAACCAGTAAATTAAACTGGGAAAGGAGCTGAAAATGGCAAGAACAATTTGGGGTTGGATAGGAGTTATACTCGTATCCTTGGTAATCGTACTGGTAGCTATTAGAATTACCAGAGCTTATGACCAAGCAAAACCAGATGTTGACCCTGTAATTTCCGATATAGCCGAATTTACTTATGTTCGTGTTCGGGTAATCGGAGTAGCCGAAGGAATGTATTATGATAAGGGAAAATGGCAAACCAAAAAGACCCTTTTTCATCAAAGCGGGTCTGGGTGTGTCGTTAGAGATGGTTTTATCTTGACTTGCGCCCACGTTGTCGTTCCTGAAAATGTTGAAACCATTATTGGTAAATATTCCACTCATTTAACTAAACCTTTAAGGGTTATCAAAACACTGTATTTGATTTATCATTTCAGTAATAACCCTATCATCGCAGAACTTCACTATATTGACCCTGAACTTGACATCGCTATTTTGTCTTATAAGCCGTCTGGTATTTTAGAGCCATTAACTTGTGAGATACACTATGCTCAAGAGATGTTGAAAAAAGGTGATGTCGTCTTCTCATTTCTTCACAAAAGAGGTGAGAACGGTAGAATGAAAAGTGATTTGGAATTAAGGTATGGTCACGTTTTGTCGCCATTACCAACAATGCCTAAAATGGGTTCGGAACTGGCATTTTTAAGTCCCTATGATATGACACTCTTAATGAGTCTCCAAGGTGGCGATAGTGGAAGTCCACTCTTTGCTTTCTCGGACGGAGAACCTGTCTTAATTGGGATACTCCGAGCAGTGAGAAATGACGAGATTATTTCTCTGTCTTATGCCGTTTCACTTCCTAACATTCGGAGGTATGTAAACATTGGAAACTAAACTATTTAATTATTGAACTCATAAGTGCTGAGTATAACTGCACTTTATTTTGAACAGAATGGTTGTAGTAAAGTTCGAGTCTTTGCCTGTTCTTATGAAAAAACAAACAATAAGTTCTGATGCAACGGAAATAATAAAGCACTACATAGGAGATAATAAAATCCTTGATTTACAAGTGCATAATAAATGGTTAAGAGCGACATTATCAAGTGGGGTTAAGTTTAGTATTCTTAATAAATAGTGGACTTTTATTTAATAATTTGATATAATATAACTATGGATAATCTACAAAACATAACAAAAACACTTAATGCACACCTACTGAATTATCATAAAGATAAGGCAGTAATTTGGAAAACATTAGAAAAACAAAATGACCGAAATATAAAACTAACTAACACAGTAGAAGAATTAGAAAATAGAATTGTAATTCTCGAGAGGGCAAGACAAGTTCAAATAGGAATAAATACAAAGTTATTAAAAGAACCAGCACCAGCAAAAAGTTGGTTTAGTAATATATTTAATAGGTAATCTAAAAAAAATATGGATACAAGTAGGATAATAATTTCAAGGGGGTATAAGGGAAGAAAAAGGTTTTTATCAGGGCTAAAAAAAGCATCTGATATTCTTAATGCAACATTAGGAGCAAATGGTCTAAATACAATGTATGAATCAGACTACAATCGTAGAGTTGATGTATCTGATGACGAATATGATTCTCAAGCTCCAACAGTAACAAATGACGGAGTAAAAATAGCCTCAAGGATAGTTTTAGATGACCCTATTGAAGATTTAGCTGCTCAGGCACTCTTTGAAGTGGCTAAACAACAAAACACAGAGGCAGGAGATGCTACCACGACAGTAGTGACTATGTATGCTTCTTTGGTAAATGCAGTATTTAATAAATTAAGTGAAGGGGGAGAACTAGCCGACAAGTCAATCAACCGAATGGAACTTAAAAGGGAAATAGAAGAAGCTAAAGACGAAGTAATTAAATTACTGAGAACCAAAGCAAAACCAATAAAAACTCAAAAAGATTTAGAAAATGTAGCAATGACAGCAGGAGAGAATGAATCAGTTGATAAAAAGATAGCAGAGGCTTGGTGGACTGTTGGAAAAGATGGTTGGGTTGGAGTTGAGGGTCATAAAGGATTAGAAACAGAAATTGAAGTGATAGACGGAATGAAAATCAACGCTAAGATGGTTTCAGAGTTTATGGTTACCAACGATAAGGAAGAAATGAATGTGAAGAATGCTTTAACAGTCGTTACTAATCATAATATTGATACAGCAGAACAAGTAGCAAACCTTAGTAAATTAGCCTTTGAAAAGAAAAAGTTTGATATTGTATTATTTGCACCACAATTTTCAAAGAGAGTAGGTGAAGCAATGAATGCCTTAATGGCTCAGGTCAACAAGATAAATACAAATTCAATGCAAACAGGAGGTAAGAATAGAGCAGTAAGATTATTCGGTATTCGTATCCCAACACTTACCGAAAAAGAGGGTGGTCAAGTAGAAGACTTGGCTATCTTTACTGGCTCAACTTTCATTGATAAGAACAAATCAATGGAAATGCAGAACATCAAATCAGAAGACCTTGGAAGCACAGAAAGAGTATTTTGTGATGGTAAAGTTGCTATTATAGGAAAAGGAGATGGCGACACAAAAAAAAGAATACAATCCCTAACTAAACAAATGAGAAATGAGAAAGATGACTTCTTCAAGAAAAGACTACAAAACAGAATAGGAGCATTATCTTCAGGAATGGCGACAGTAAAAGCAGGAGCAACCACTGATACCGAGAGAAGATACATCAAACTAAAAGCAGATGATACAGTTTATGCTTGTAGAAATGCTTGGCAAGAGGGGTTCATAAAGGGTGGAGGCTATGTTTTAAAGGCTTTAGAATGTAAAAATGAGTTCCTAAAAACAATGCTTGAAGCCCCATATAAGCAAATCAAGGAAAATGCAGGAGGAACACTTGATATTCCTAAATGGGTATCAGACCCAGTATTATCAGAAACTATCGCTATTGAAAGAGCAGTAAGTATGGCTGGAATGGTAATTACGACTGATACTTTTATTGCTTATGATAGAGAAAACATAGATGATAAGTTAGAGTTAATAGCTAAGGAGTTAAAGAATTTAAAAAAATGAAAATTATGATGAATGACAAACTAATAAAAGGACTAGCAAAAACATTTCAAGATGCTGGGTATAAATTCATAGATACTTATTCCTTAGTTAAAAGAGAAGATAATGTTTATTCGTTTCAGTTTATAGAACCAAAGAAATTAAGGAAATTAACATTTTTAGAGAGAATAAAAAGAATGTTTTAATAGCAGAAGAACTTAAAAACTTAAAGAAATAGTAAATCTATGGTATAATGTAGTTATGATGGAGAAAAAACAAACAGAAAGACAAAAGAAACTGATTAAATTGATTTCGGAAAACTTAGGAAATAGAAATTCCACTATGTCAATGTATGAGATGATGTTAAAAGCAAATTATACAGACAAAACAGCTAAACAACAATCAGAAATTCTTAATGGAATAAGAGATGACCTAAAACCAGTTGTAGACCAATTAGAAGTAGAAAGACAAAACGCAATCAATTCATTAAAAGGACAATTAGATAAAGCAAAATATAGAGATTTAATAGATGGTATTGATAAGCTAACAAAGAATATTCAACTACTAAAAAACAAACCAACAGAGATAACTAAATATACTTTAAGTAAAGCAGAACAAGAGAAAATAGATAGTTTATTAGATAATTAAAAGGGATATGAATGAAGAACAAAGATACCAAAAAACTTTAGAATCAATTAGGTGGTTATCTTTTATTGTTAAATGGAAATTACCAAAAGGAAGAAATGATTTAAGATGTTATGAAATACTAGAGAATGAGAATTTTAGAAAAGCTATTAAACAATATCTATACCCAAATGAACATAAAACAAGCATTAGCAAAAAAAGAAACTCGTAAATACCTATGCGAGAAGTCGTTAATGTATTTTAGTATATATTACTTCACAAAGTTTCACTTCTTTAAAATGCCAGAGTTCCACAAAGATTGGTATAAAGACTTAATGTTTACAGACTTAACTGGTTTAATCCTTGTTACTTTCAGGGAGAGTGCCAAGACATCACTTGCCAAGATTAAGTTAATACACAACATAGTCTATACTAAAAAGAAGTTTATGATTTGGACTTCCTACGACCAAGGGAAAGCAGAAGCAAACTTATACGACATAGCATTAGAACTACAAACTAATAAGAAACTAATAGCAGACTTTGGTAATATGTTCTTTGAAGAAAAGAGTATTGAGAAGTTTACCAAGAAGAAAAGCATTGGAGAGTTCATTACTACTAACAAGATAAAGGTTAAGGCATATTCAACAGGTCAATCTCCAAGAGGGGAAGTTTATGGAGAGTTTAGACCTGATTTCATTATTTTAGATGATATAGAAACACTTAAAACTATTGAATCAGAGCCAAAAACCTATGAAGTAACACAGTATATTGATGAATTGTTATCAGGATTAGGTGGTAATGCTAATGTTTTGGTGTTAGGTAACAGACTTTTAGAGGGTGGAAGTATCTCTTATATGGAAGATAAGGTCAAAGATAACCCAAAATGGAGATTACACGACATTCCAGTTATCATAGATGGTGAAATAGTATGGAAAACTAAGTATGTAATGACAGATAAGGAGGCAGAGCAAGTAAACGAGGGAATTCAAGACGAATTACTACACAAGATAAGCCTTGAAACCAAACAAAAGCTCTTAGGCTATCAAGCATACAACCGAGAAATGCTAAATACTCCTATTACCGAGGAAGAACGGGAGTTTAAGAAGTCTTGGTGGAAATACAGAGACCCTAAAGACTTAATCCATAAAAGAGTTAGACGATTTTTAACAGTTGATACAGCGATTAGCGAGAAAGAGAGTGCAGATAGCACAGGAATTATAGATAACTCAGTGGATAGTGAGAAGTTTTGGAACATCAGAGCCTATAAATTCAGGATAAACCCTAAAGAATTGATTGATTTATTGTTTACTTGGCATAAAGAAAGGAACTTTGAGGCAATAGGGATAGAGAAAACTATCTACTTACAGGCTATAAAGCCATTTTTGGACGATGAAATGCGAAGAAGAAACACTTTCTTGCCTATTGTGGAGCTAATGCACAACTCTACAGCTAAAGAAACAAGGATTAGGGGACTAATACCTATTTATCAAAGTGGTGCAGTCTTTCATATTAAGGGAGAATGTGAAGACTTAGAGAAAGAAATGTATGTATTTCCTAAAGGTATGCACGATGATGTTCTTGATGCCCTTGCTTATCAACTACAAATAACAGCAGATATGAAGGATTTAGGAGTCAAAACTTATAAGCCTAAATGGAAAGATGGATATTAAATTTGCAATTATTATAAAATATGTTATAATTACACTAAATAAACTAACTCGATAGGGATACTCGAGCATTCAAATCAAATGATTGGAAATATCCCTAAAAATCAAAAAGAAAAAGACAAGGCAGGTTCACTCTATATGCCTTCAAATGATATTCTTGAATTAACCAAGAAAGTTAAACAAGACTATGCAACAGGCAAAGATATAATGGATAAGTCCTATGAGGAGTTCAACGATAAGACCCTATCAGCACGACAGAACCTTGACCAAAAGGCATTTAACTCTTATTCAGCACCTCGTTCAACAGACCCAGATGATGGTTGGAAGTGGAAAGGAGTAAGACCTATAACAAGAAACAAAATAATCTCTATTACAGCCCATATAACGGCTAATATTCTTATTCCTAATGTATTTGCTCAAAACAATGCAGACGAGGAAGACAAGATTTCAGCCAATGTAATGAGATGGCTAATTGAATACAACATCAAAAACTCCGACTATGATATATCATTCTTAGGTGGGGTTATTTCAGCATTGACTAATCCAGCAGTGATAGTAAACCTTGAGTTTGCAGAAGTAATGCAAAAGGTTAAGAGTAAGAACGAACAAGGAGAAATGAGTGTTAAAGAAGTAATTGATGAGTTCTTTTCAGGACTACAAACACATATTGTGCCTTGTGAAGAATTGCTAATCAATAACATTTACGAGTATGAGATACAAAGACAGAAATGTTTACTTAGGAGAAGATATGCTTCTTATGATGTAATGGAAAGCAAATACCAAGACAGAGAGAACTTTGTGTATGTAAACCCTGGAATAAATACCTTCGTATCAGAAGAAGAAGGCTTATTTTACGATAACAAGGACGAAGCACACCCAACCCTATGTGAGGAAGTAATCTACTACAATAGGCGAGAGGACTTAGAAATACCCTTTGTAAACGGTATTTATATGGGTAACAAAGATGTAAAAGATAACCCAATGAAGCATAGAAGGATTGTCTTAGATGAAAACAACGAAATGGTATTGATACCTATTTACCCTTTTGCAAAGAGTGGATATGAATTGATAGATGAGAAACGATTTTTCTACTACAAATCAGTAGCTTTCAAGCTTTCACAGGAACAAATGCAAGTAGATACACTCTACAGAATGATTATGGACGGCACATTTATGCAAGTAATGCCTCCATTAGCAGGCTTTGGAACAGGAGCAATAGACGGTTCAGTTATGTATCCTGGAGCTTTCACACCATTTGCATTAGATAGTAAACTACAAAAGATAGATAACGGAGGAAGATTAGATATAGGACTAAATACTCTTGAAAAGTTAGAAGATTCAATGGCAGAGAGTTCTCAAAGCGAAACAATGGGTGGTGATTTGCCTGAAAAGGAACAAAAAGCTTCAACAGTAGCACGAGCAGAACAGAATTCAAAGGTTCAATTAGGCTTATTCGGTAAGATGATAGGTAGATTAGTAGTAGAAATAGGTTATTTGATGACAGACATCATACTAAACCACCAAACCATAGGGCAATTAGACGATTTAGTAGGTGATGAGTTAAAAATGAAGTATAAGACATTCCTATTACCTGACCAAGTAAAGAATGGTAAGAAAATAACCAAGAAAATGGTGTTTACAGACGAGTTTATGGGTAGAGAGATGACAGACGAGGAAGAAACCAAAGAGTCTTTCAAGATATTAAAAGAAGGTGGCGAAGATGCAGAGATATACAAGATAAACCCTGAATTGTTTAGTAAGATGAGGTTCTCTTTCAGTATTGAAACAGACCAAGTATTACCACAGTCAGATGCCTTTGAGAAAGCTTGGAACTTAGAAGCGTATGACAGAGGTGTAAACGACCCACACATAGACCAAGAGAAATGGACACAAGACCACTTAGTAGAAACATTCCATAAAGGAGATAGTGAAAAGTATATGCAGAAAGAACAGCCAGTGGAACAACAAAAACCAGCCAAGTCAACACCAGTTGGTAAGTTGATGGGGTCGCGGGCTGGATTATTAGGATAATTAAACAAATATATGAAAGTAATAAAAGGTTATACTTTAGTCAACGATTCAAAAGTAAATAGATGTTATACAGAATTAGGAGCAGGGAAACTTGCAACTGATGATGAGGTTTTAACTCACTATGCTAAGTTTGGAGGATTGATTAAGAAGTTAATACCAATGAAGAAAGATAAAGATGGTGCACCTGCTTATGAGGTAATCTCAAATAGCAAGTTCTGGGACTTTGAAAATAAGAAACCAGTATCAGTTAAAAAAGAAGTTGAGAAGAAAGAAGTTAAACCAGCAAAATAATGAATGAGGAATTTCTAAAAAACTTAATAGACGAAGAACAATTCATTAAAATCCACGCAAATGGAAATGTTGTTATACGAGGTAAACACCTTGATAAAGAACAAAAGAATGAATTGAGAGCCGAATCCAATAGTTTTGGCAAGTCTTTTATATGGCAATTATTGAGCCAACAAGTTAGGAATGAATCATTCACATTACTTTATAAGGCTACAAACGAGAAAGAATTGATTGCAGGTCAAACAATGATTTTGAATTTGGAGATTATGGAGAAGTTTATTAAAAAATTAACAAGTCTTTAATGGGTTTAGTTGAGGGATTAGCGAGTATCCCACTAATCCTTCTACCAAGCTCGTTAGAGAATAGGATAAAAATATTATGGATAAAGAAACAAAGGATAAAGAGGAAGTTGAAGAAACAACTACCGAGGAAACAGTAGAAGAAACTGAGGCAGAAACCAAAGAAAAACCTACTGTTGACGATGACTTTGATTATAAGTCTGAATACGAGAAATTGAATAAGAAAGACTATACATTTGAGAAGATTCGTAAAGAAAACAAAGAACTCAAGGAAAAACTTGAGGGAAATGGTGAAGACGAAGACCCTGATGATGTTAAGACTATTATCAAAAAGGAAATGGGGAGTCTTAGAAACGAACTTTTAGGAGATAAAATTGATAGAGAAATCGCTAAAGTAACTGATAATGAGTTCGCTCAGAAGTTAGTTAAGATAAATCTTGAAAAGTATCCTGAAATGTCGGTTAAAGAAGCTTGGGCTTTGGCTAATGCTGGGAAGTTAGAATCTCAGTTGAAAGAAGTCAAACGAACCAATAATTCTAAGGGTCGCAAAGGTGATGGTTCTGGTGCTGGAGATAAAGACACCAAATCCACAATGCCTGAAGTTTCCGCAGATAATATGACTATCATTAAGAGAATGGGACTTAAATGGGATGGTAAACAATTTACGAAGAAAGACGGTAGATTTGCACTAAAACCTGTAAACGGTAAATTAGAACGAATAGACCTTAAATAAAATCAAAGTCGCTTTATTAAACTAATAAAACGATAAAATGACTCAGAAATTATTTCAAGTTGTAGAAAACCCAGGTTCTTCTGTAATAGCAAGAACCGAGGACAGGACAACTTCATCTATGACTGCTGCTATAAATCCAGGAGAGCCTTTGAAAACAAGGACACCGCAAAATAGTGCGGCAACGGATTTAATCCCAGTAGCTACAGGTGACCCTGAAATTGCAACAGATGATTTCATAGGTATTTCAAATAGCAAATCAACAGAAGCCGCAGTTACGACTGAGGGTAAAGTTGAGGTTATTTGTTGTGAAAATGATACTGTAATTCGTGGAAAAGCTACGACTTCAGGAAACATTGACACACAAGCAGAGATAGATTTACTTCTATTCGCTTGGGTTACCTTTGATTTAACTGCACTTACAGGAACAAACGGAGACTTCACGGTCGATGAAGACGAAACATTAGATACTAATGTTAACGGACTCCAAATTAGGAGAGGAGACCCAGTGCTTGGAACTTTAGATGTTAGAGTTCACGCTATGGTACTTAATCCTTATATTGCCTAAATTATTAACCTTTAATTAAAAGAAAATTATGAAATTAGATGCTAGTGTAGTCCGTACTGAACTTGATGAAGTTCTTTTCGATGAATTCGATAGAGGACAAGAACCAGGAGAAGTATTGGCTACTGATTCACTTTTCGTAAAGCAAGAAGACACTTCTAAAGGCTATGTAATTTATAGCGAGAGGAAAGGTCCAGGAGCTTTTGAAAAGCACGTTCAAGAACAAGAGGTAGTGGAGAAATCAACATTAGTTGATAACAAAGTTACCAAAGAGGTAGAGAACTGGAAAGCTTCCCTACCAGTAGCAATTGAATCTTACGAAGACGACCAACACAGTGTTGTGATGGAAGATGTTCGTGAAATGGGTTCAAATGCACGACTTACACGAGATAAAGATGTTATCCAAACAT